CAAATTCACCAGAAGGTTCAGAAGACGATGTAGACTATCGTGATCAAGATTATATGACAAACATGATGGGCGATGATTTACACAAGAAAAAGAAAGCATACAAAGCAGCACAAGATGGTGACAATGCAATGGCAGCAGAGTCTATTAAGAAACAACTTCTAGCAGCACTTGCAGAAAAGAAAGCCAACAAAGATTATGATGGCGACGGTAAAATTGAGAGCCCAAAAGACGAGTATATGGGCTCAAAAGACAAGGCTATCAAAAAGTCTATGGCTAAGAAAAAATAAAACATCCCCCCAGATGAATCAATAGCGCCGCAAGGCGCTATTTTTTTGGTTAAATAATTACATGAGCAAATCACTTGACGGCGTATTGGTTAAAAAAGCCAATAAACAAGAAACATTTACAGAATCACAAGTGCAGGATATAATGAAGTGCATGGATCCTGACAACGGTTATCTGTACTTTGCAGAACACTTTGGTTACATACAGCATCCAGTAAAAGGAAAATTGCTGTTTGAACCTTACGAGTATCAATTGCGTTTAATGCACTCGTATCATAGTTATCGTTTTAATATTAATATGATGCCTCGTCAAACAGGTAAAACTACGTGTGCTGCAATTTATTTGTGTTGGTATGCTATGTTTAACCCTGATCAAACTGTTCTTATCGCTGCACACAAGTACACAGGCGCTCAAGAAATTATGCAACGTATACGTTATGTGTACGAGATGTGTCCTAACTATATACGTGCAGGAGTTATATCATATAACAAAGGTAGCATAGAGTTTGAGAATGGTAGTAGAATTGTAAGTCAAACAACAACAGGCAACACAGGACGTGGTATGTCTATCTCACTACTATACTGTGACGAGTTTGCGTTCGTGCAACCTAATATTGCAGAAGAGTTTTGGACTTCAATATCACCTACACTAGCAACAGGTGGTCGTGCTATTATTACTAGCACACCTAACTCAGACGAAGATACATTTGCTACTATTTGGAAACAAGCAGAAGATAAATTTGACACACACGGTAATGAACAAGAAGTAGGTATTAACGGCTTCCATGCATTTAGAGCAAGTTGGGAAGAGCATCCTGACCGTGATGAAAAATGGAAAGAAGATGAAATTGGTCGCATCGGTGAAGAAAAGTTCCGTCGTGAATACGGTTGTGAATTCTTAGTATTTGACGAGACACTGATTAACTCAATTAAACTTGCTGTAATGGAAGGCGGAAGTCCTACAATTAATATGGGACAAACACGTTGGTACAAGAAACCAACTAGCCAATATACATATGCAGTAGCACTTGATCCTAGTATGGGTACAGGTGGAGACTATGCTGCTATACAAGTTGTAGAATTACCCACATATGAACAAGTAGCAGAATGGCAACACAATACAACTGCTATACCAGGACAAATACGTGTACTTGCAGATGTTTGTAATTATCTTGCAAAAGAAACAAACAACCCGCAAGGCATTTACTGGAGTGTAGAAAATAACGGCATCGGAGAAGCCGCACTAATCGTTATAAACGATTTCGGGGAAGAGAATATACCGGGACTTTTTGTCTCTGAACCTATTCGCAAAGGACATGTGCGCAAGTTCCGCAAAGGATTTAATACTACACACAGCACAAAAATTACAGCATGTAGTCGTTTAAAAACTATGATTGAGAACGATAAAATGACTGTACATTCAAAACCTTTCATATCAGAGCTTAAAGGTTTTGTAGCAACAGGATCGAGCTATCAAGCAAAGTCTGGCATGACTGATGATTTAGTTAGTGCTATGTTACTTGCTATTAGAATGATGGACGTATTAAAAGATTGGGATCCTAGGGTATATAACACATTTAATCAAACTGATGAATTAGATGAATATGATATGCCTATGCCAATCTTCATTAGCAGCAACTATTGATAAATACAGTATGAGAGATTTTAGTAAAATAGGCGAAGAGTTGTTTAATAAGTTACGCGGAAGATTTCCAAGCGTAACTATCGGTGACGGCAAAGGAAACGTTACCAATGAACCTATTGCAGCAAGATATTTTGATTTTGACTATAAAGGTATAGGTAAAGTTAGTGTTAACTTAGATGAAAAAGAAGGGTTAACAGTTATTTTTTCAAAAGACTTTGCTGAAGGTACATCAGATACAACTAAAAGAAAATGGTATGATTTTTTAAAAGAACTTCGTGTATTTGGAAAAAGACGTATGCTAGATTTTAGTGTACGTGATATTACTAAAACAAACTTAGATAAAAGAGATTATAAATTTTTAGCAACAAATCGCTCTGGGGACGATAAAATGACAGAATCAAAACTATATGGAACTTCGCGTGTTAGTTACCAAAAAATTGGCGAGGCACGTATTATGATTAAGCATACTGAAAACATTAACCAAGAACTTGCAAGTGGACGCACACAAAAGATTGGTGCAATCTACATTGAAAGTGCAGAAGGTGAAAGATTTAAATATCCTTACAAACATTTAGCAGGTGCTCGTGCAATGGCTGTTCATGTCAGTGAAGGTGGTAATGCTTATGACGAGTTTGGCAAGCACATTGTAAGTCTTTCAGAAGAACTAAGCAAACTACGCAAGTTCAAAACATATATGGGACGTTCAGCAGTAATGGCAGAAAGCCTAGCAGGTTACATGGACGTAGTTAAAGAGCGTATTACTACAGTTAAAAAGACAGTTGAATCACTACAAAAACCAGCATACTACAAACAAGCATTTGAGTCTTTTGAATCCCCAGTTCTAGAAGACGTACCAAGCGATGTTGCTGAAAATTGGATTGACCAACTAACTATCAAACAGTTCAACGAAGAATTAAAAGATGTATTCCCTTACATCTACAAACTAGTAAGCGAAGCAACTAAAGCACAAGAGATTGGACCGGAAGATTTATTAGGCGAAAAGGCACCAACAGATATGGATTGCTGGGACGGATATAAAAAGCAAGGCACAAAGCCAGGCACTGGTAAGAACAAAGGTAAGCGTGTAAACAACTGCGTACCAGAAGAAATTGCATTAGAACAGGGCTTTGATGAAATGATGGGTATCTTTGGAGAAGCATCACATGACTGTGATGAAACTTGTCCAAAAAGTTGCCCAGACTGCGGCGGCACAGGCGATCCTGAAAAATGGCAAGCAATGCAAAAAGAAGGCGCAATGAAAGATCAGCTCATCCAAGCAATGGAAAAAATTGCAAGCGATGATAGCGGAGAGTTGCTATATAAAGCATTAAGTAAAGGCGCAATGGGCCCAGACGTACAGAAATATCTACAGGATATGTACGATGAAGTAGCAATAGATTTTGGGCTACACCCAGATGATGACCATGACGATATCGAAGAACGTATGTGGGATCAGATTCATCGAGAATACGGCATGGGCGAAGGCAACAAACCAGATGGTGAAAAAATCACACTAGAAAAGGACAAAAAGACTCCACTAGGCGAATTCATACTATCATACTACGATAGAGAAACAGGCGAGTTTCCAAAAGGCGAAACAGCAGTACTAACTATGATAGAAAAAGATTACGGTGAGCAGTTCATAGAACCTGCTAAGGCGTTTATCGAAAAAATTAACACAACCTTTGAAGAATTCCAGATGCGTCAAAACCCGCAATCAATGGAACCTGATTTAGAGTTTGTAAGAATGCGTGAGTTAGCCGGTTTAAGATAATCGGCTAACTTATTCATATTTTGTCAAAAAAATGGTTGACAAAATAAATAAAGTTGTGTAGTATTATAACTGTGCTACACAAAAAGGCACTAAGCACATAGGCAACATATAAGGAGGCATAACTATGGCATCATTAGCAGAAATCCGAGCAAAGCTCAAAGAACAAGAAGCACGTTCAAGTGGTTCAGGCCCTGCAACAGGGGGCGACAACGCAATTTACCCATTTTGGAATATCAAAGAAGGCGAAAGCGCAACGCTTCGTTTCCTTCCTGATGGCGACACAGATAACACTTTCTTTTGGAAAGAACGTTTGATGATCAAACTTCCGTTTGCAGGCGTAAAAGGCGAAACTGATTCACGTCCAGTACAAGTACAGATTCCGTGTATGGAAATGTATGGCGAGACATGTAACATTCTTAATGAAGTACGTGGCTGGTTCAAAGATCCAAGTCTAGAAGACATGGGTCGTAAGTATTGGAAGAAGCGTTCTTACGTGTTCCAGGGCTTCGTAACTGATAGTCCGCTACATGAGGACTCAACTCCGGAAAATCCAATCCGTAGATTTATTATTGGTCCTCAAATCTTCCAAACCATTAAGCAAGCATTAATGGATCCAGATATGGAAGAATTGCCAACAGATTATACTGCTGGTGTTGATTTCCGTCTTAACAAAACTTCAAAAGGCGGTTACGCAGACT